ATCAAACAGGCACCACGCTGGATCGTTTGTCCAAGTTGCTGCAGAAAACGTCCCGTCCCACACGCCCGAATATGTAAGCCGCCCCAGATGCGTTGTTGTGTCTACGGTTGCGTTGCTTGGGATGCGTACTTTGATCCCACGAATCAAATACTTGCGTGCTGGGATGTTTGAGAACTGGCGCGAGTCAAAGCGCAGGTGGCACAGTGCGCTGTTTGGGTAGCGCAGCTTTTCGTCAATGATTTCGGTAAAACTTGACCAGAACGTGCGGCTCTGGTTTTTTGTCGTTTGGTTGTCAGCGGTAATCCTGACTAATTTAATATCAACAGGGAACGCCCCGGTCAGCGTAATAATGTGATCACGCAAATACTGATCGCTGCTTTTACCGCTAATAGTTTTATCACTGCCGACGGCATTAAAACCGCCTCCGTTGTATTGAACTTGAATTCTATAAGTGACAGATGTGCCTACAATGTCACCGTCGTCTTCAATTTTTTGAAGCGCCGGCACTGAAATAGTGATGCGTACACGATCAACGTCAGTGTCTGTAATTGTTCGCGTTACTGCTGTGCTGTTTAAGATCTCAACGCCTACACTTTTTTCACTCTGTGTACCGCCAACGGCAGAGATGTAAGACTGCGCCTGCGTACCGTTGCGAGTGTTAACGGAAAAGCCGGTGAAATTATTTGAGCCGCCTGAAGACTCAACAGGCGTTCCATCAAGAAAAATACCTTTGTTGCCGTCTTCAATCCCGTCAATCTCCCCTTCGCTTAAAAGGTCAAGGACAGAAGCAAACTGAACTGACTGCAAACTGTCGTCAGCCTCCGTTGGTGTGCGGCTAGTGCCACCGCCACCGCCACCGCCACCTTTGCCGCCGCCGCCACCGCCACCACCAGCACCGATGATTTTGCTGCCTAGGCCAGCGTTGTGAACACGGACACCATTGGCGATGAAGGTATGGCGGCCTTCAACCGTTAAGTTGTAAACCGTATGGTTGCCCAGCTCGTCGCGGCTAAGGATTGGCCGAAGCTGATTCAGAGAATCAACGACGCAATCATCAGCTTCAAGCGTTCCAATCTCAACGAAAGCGTTGTATTGGTTCAGCACCCAATGGTTGGGGGTCGCGTCTAGGAACTCACCGCCCCAAAGCGCGTATCTGACGACGCGTTCATTTTCATGTTTATGGACCTTCAGGACTTTGGCTGAATGGATCTCGCCTTTGTCGTCAAAGCTCAGAACGCTTGAGCCAACAACGATCTCATCAATGCGGATCTGCCCGCCAGGGACAGCAACAAGCGTCTCAGCAGTAAAACAACCGCCACCGCCGCCGCCAGCACCAATAATTCGTTTAGTCATCAGTGTCTAAGCCAGACGAAAGGACAGCAGAGCCAACAAACAAACGCCCGTAAGCGATTGGAACGGGCAAGCCCTGTTTGCTGGTGTTGACCACCCCACTGAAGCTAAAAGACTCAAGCTTGGCAGCTTCCTTGCCGCGACTTAAAGGCGAAATCGCAGGTGCAGGCGAGATCATTTGCGCGACACCGCCAAGAATCAAGCTGGCACCAATCGCACCAATTGCTGTAGCTGCCGTAGCGCCAATAATTCCTGCGCCTCCAAATGTCACACCAAAAGCACCAACAGCCGCCGGACCAAGAAATATGGCAGCAGCAACTAAGCCAACACCCGCCAGTATCTGCCCAGTGCCTCGTCCCGCTCCAGCCAACACAGGCGCAATCCTGAATACTTCACGCTCGCTCCAAGGCAAGAACAGCCCGGTCACGTCATCGTTATGGATTACGTCTTGGCCAACGGTCACCCGATAGGCCATGCCGTCCTTTTCTTGATCCAGCATCCACTTCTGTAAACCTGGAAAGTTTGCAAACAGCGCCTTCAATGCCTGCTGCGGCGTATCAGCTACAAACTCAAACCGGCCTTGGCCTAAAAATTCACGCAGCTGGCCGTAAACCTTGACGACTTTCATGCCGTAGCGCCTTCGCCGTGTTCTTCAGATAATAACCGCCGTACACATCCCGGCTAGACAAACGCCCTTGGATATGGTGCAACACCAATTGCTCTCCAAGGTAGATAGCAGCATGGTTTGGGACGGGAGATGAAAGCTGCATCAACACAGCATCGCCCCGTTCCAGTTCCCCTATCGGGATCTCGTGGAACCCTTCTTTCATGAAGTTGTTGAGGTACATGTTCTCGCCATGCTCCCACCACTGATCACGCCGTTCATAGTTATGTAGGTCCAGGCCCCACTCACGCTTGTACCAATCGCGGCAGAGTGAATAACAATCAACTAGGCCATGCACAAACTCACGCCCTACATAAGGCAGCTCAAACCCTTCTGGCTCGCAATATCCCCACAGCTCTGTGTTTGGGTTGACGACGTACCAAGGCAGCCCGCTGTTTTCGCACGCCACACGGTCAGCCGGTGATGGTGCGTGGTTTGTAACTGGGTGGCTATGCACGACGGCGATAATTTCACCACTGTCTTCAGTCTCTGCATACTCCGCAGAATCAAGCACAAAGTGCTCATCTGGCGTCTCTGCCAAGTTGGTGCAGGGGAAATAACGACGCCTGCCTTTAACAACAGCCACTAAACCGCATGACTCTTTTGGCGCTTCCTGTTTTGCGTGCTCTAGCGCAGCTTTTTTGATTGACGGCGGCAGCGTCATTGGGTCAAGCCAGCACCAGGGAACGACCCAAAAGGCAACTCAGCGGAAGCTCCAAACCGTGCCTTGCAACTGCTTAGACGCTTGCCACAGCGATCATCTGCGCGAGCGGTCTGACTATTGTCATTAACATCAAAGAAGTCAGTGCCTGAATAACTGCACTCTGTGCTGCGGTACTCCCACTGACAGATGTTTGCGACGATTTGCCTCTTGGGAACAACCGTTCCAGCCATGTCAAACTTGCTCGCCAGCTCAAAGCTCACTGCATCACGATTTTCAGATGCCTTGCGGTCGATATACCAAATCTCTTCTGGAAAACTTGCGTAAGGGTCTGCAGCAGACTCGCCATCCAAGAATTTTTTCAGCGTGCGGATACGTTTCACCTCTGCGCCCGTAAGGTCATTGCCTGGCGTGACAAGGTTTACGTCTAGCAGCAACGCCGTCATGGTGTTATCAAGGTTCGCGACAGACAGAGTTGGACGCGGCAAACTGCCTGTGCTGGTGTATTCAAACCCTTCTGCTTTGACAGGCAGCCTGAAATAGGTGTTGCTGTTCCAAGTGATGTTGCCATCAACATCTGCATTCGCCCCGCTGTGCCAACGCACAATTGTTGTTTCGCCATGCAAGTCATTGTCAAGATGCAGCTCAAACAGTTCGATGATTGCGCTTGGAGCAAGCTTGGCTAACTCCTCATGGATTGAGCTAATCGCCGTCCATGTGACCGTGTTATCAACGACAGTGCTGCCAATGTCTGTAGGCCACTCCGGCTCTGAACTGGCAGACGTTCCAGCGGTTGTGCAGCGGAAGACCAGGCCGCTAGGTTGCAGCGCCGTGGCGCGTCGAACGTCACCAATGGAAAAAGCAGTGCTAGCAGCCCATGCAGTAAATGCCATTACGGTTCAAAGACTTCCCTAAATGTTGCCTGAATCGTGGCACGGTTCAAGTACGGAATTGACTTGCTCCACTCTTCACAAACAAACTTAGAGCTGCTGCCCTCACCCGGTGGTGTGAAATCAAACGCTTCATTGTCCGCAGCTCTAGCGTCCAAGAACGTTTCGATGGTGTCTGAGTCGGTTTCTGACACGTTAAAAGTCAAGCTGTATGACTTTGGATTTTGATTGAGGCCAAAGCTCAAACGTTGCTCATAACCATCACCAAAACGCACAGTCCGTACTGATGGTGCGCTTGTTTTTTGCAGCCCGTAAGCAGGATTGATTGAAGGGAAGGTTGCCATTATGCAAGTAAGCCTCCAGGGCGTTTCTGTTTGATCAGCTCTGCCTGAACAGCAGCGCCAAGCATCTTGCCGAGTTGTCCTGCTTGTTCAGAGTCGCCTTCAACACTAGAGCCAGAGGCATCGACGTTCACAGTTACGTTAGCCCCGCCCAAGGCACTGTTCGGCGCGATGCTGCCGGTCCTGCCTGGCGTAAACAGTTCAGGGCCACGCTCACCAACCAAGAAAGACCGACCCCCGGTAACCGTGCCACCGCTAGCCCTGCCACCGCCAAACAAATCACCCAAAAAGCCGCCGCCGCTGCCAAGGCCTCCTAAAAGTGATTTCACGCCAAATTGCAGAAGTATTTTTGAAAGGCTTCTCAAAGTATCTGACGCAACCTCAGCGAGCGACTTGGTGCCCTCAACAGCAGCACTAAGGGAGTCAACAATCCCGCTTGTGATAGTGTCACCAATCGATTTGTAAAGGGACTTCATTTTTTCACCTTGCTTTTGTATCCGCGCATCAATCTCATTACCCTGTGCAAAAATTGCCTCCATATTTTCCATGTTTTTTTGCTGACGTTCTAGGGCTTCTGCATCCCTAGCAGCAAGAGCTTCTTTGATTTCTAAAGTTGTAAACAAACCCCTCAATAGTTCAATTTGTTGATCAGCCAAGGTGTCCCCAATCAAGGCACGGTCTGCATCTATATCTCTGATTGCTTGGTTTAATTCAACCATTCTTGCTTCTTGATCAGTGCGTGTTTGAGCAACAGCTATTTGATCCCTTAATTGTTGTATGGCCTCAACTGCATTTTTACGCGCAGCTATGCGTGGATCAACTGGAGCCCTGCCCGCTTTTGGCGTTTTAGGTATTTTGGGCGCATTTGAAAGCAAGCGCTTTACTTCAGCCATGTCGAAGTTTTCGATCATGACATCTTTTGCATTTAAAAAGTTTTCAAAGTTTACTCTGACATTGGCTTCATAGTCTTGAGCTACGAGCCGGTCAAGCTCTTCCTTTAACCTAATAACTTCTTGTTTCTGAGCATGTATTGATTCAGCATGGTCAAACCCACTGGTGATCATGTCGTCTAGTCTTTTATTTGCTTTCTTCAACTCTTCACGATGATTAAAAATTTGATCGTTGTACGCTTGCAGGTCATCGCTGGTGCCCTCTAGCAACGCGTTAAGCTCATTTTGTTTTCTTATGTAATCTGCTGTTGCTATTCCTGCGGCAACTAAGCCGGCGACTAAAAGCACCCAGGGGTTAGCTAGCAGCAACGCGTTGATAGCTGCAATTTTTATCTTTAGCGCAGCCAAGAACGCAATCGTTGCAGCCTTCAAGGCGACGAAAGCCTTGACCGCAAAGTTAACCGCGACGAGGCCGCCAACAAACATTCCTATTTTTGCTGCTGCATCTAGGACAGGCTCTGGCAGTTCGCTGATGTTCCTAATCAAATCAGTTGTTGCTGTTACTGCTGGGATCAAAGCAGGCAGCAACTCGTCCCCAATGGCAATGGCTAAATCATCGGTAGCATTCTGAAAATCCTTAAACCTCTGCACATCTGATTCTTTGATGATTGCTGCGATTGCAGCGCCACCATCCTTTTCGGCTTTTTTCAACGCCTGAATAACAATGTCAGATGTCAGCAAACCATCTGAGGCAAACTCTTTCAGCTTGCCCTGGGCGATGCCGGTCACATCGCTGACAGCAGTAAGCAGCCCAGGAATCTGTTCTGCAATGCTTCTGAATTCATCGCCTTGCAACCTGCCTGAACCTAATGCTTGTGCAAGTTGCGTGAATGCTGCACTCGCCTGTTGAGACTGAACACCGCTTAGTTTTGCGACCGTGTTGAAACCTACGAAAGTAGATTCAATGTCTTTCAAAGAAACGCCAAGAGGACGAAGCCTTGCAAAAATATCGGTGACACCGCGAGCCGCCTCACGGTTGCTCAAACCAAACTTTTTAGCTGACCTTGCGATTACTTCCTGAGCTTGATCCGTCTCCCCATATTGCTGTGTCAGCAGCTTGAGCCTTAACTGCAGCGCGTTGTAAGAAGCAGCCGCGCCCACAACTTGTTTTGTCAAAACGGTGAAACCAACGCCGCCTAAGATTCGTTTTAGTGCGCCTAAATTTTTTGTTGTTTTCTGAGCTGCACGCCCTTGTTTTTCTAAACTCCGAGCCGCTGCTTCACCTGTCCTTGTAAAGTCCTTGAGCTTTGCGTTTGTATTGCTGACAGTTTTTTCAAGCTTTTTGGCCTGTCCATCTAACGCCTTGATTTCCCGCTTGGGCTGTGCTGCCTCAGCAATTAGCCTGATAGTTGACTGCACAGCCGCTCCGGCACTGGCTCTATACTACCGCCGGTTCATTTTTGCGCGCTCCATTGCCCGCTCTTGTTCCTCACCTTTTATTTCGTAGTAGGCAGCAAAATAAACAAGCTCCGCATCGGTTAGTTCCGTGCGAAGCCTGCTAACAGTCATACCAAGCTCGCAGGCCAGGAAGAACTCAAAACAAGTCCACTTGTCCTGCTTTAGTCGTTTTTTGCGTCTTCTAGGTCAACCTCTTCACTAAGACCAAACAAGAA